TATAAATGAAATGGGTGGGGGTAAAAAATTAGTTCCTGATTTACCACCTTCAAATGCTCAAGGATTACCAACAACAGTATTCCAACAAGATAAATCTCAACAACCTATCAGAGCATATGTGGTAGAAACGGATATTAGTGATTCACAGAAACGAGTGAATAGAATAAAACGAAGTGTTGAATTTTAACAATTAGACAAGATGATTAAATATGTATTTAAGGATATGGAAGAACCAACTCTATATCTTGATTTTGAAGAGGATAATATGAATGAAGGGATGGATGCTATCTCATTTGTAGATAGACCAGCAACTGATGTTCAATGGAAAATATTTGAGACCATAGAGGACAGTTATAATGATTATCCATTAATAGCAAGTGAAAATGCTTGTAGAGCCTTAAAATATAAAGAGAAACATCCTGAGATTGATTGTGGAACACGTACAGGTTGGTCAAGAGCCAATCAATTATGTGGTAGAAGAAACATTTCAATTGAGACAATTGCTCGCATGGCTTCATTTAAGAGACATCAACAAAATAAAGATGTTCCTTATGATAAAGGATGTGGTGGAATTATGTGGGATGCTTGGGGTGGAGATGTTGGTGTTGAATGGGCTATCCGTAAAATGGAGAGAATCAACAATGAATTACGTATGGCAGGTTTTAAGAAACAAGAATTTAGTGATCTTAATGAAGAAAAACGAATGGTAACTTCACCTGTTATGTTGGCAGAAACCCCAATTCTACGTTATAATCCTGATCTTGGTAAATATTGGGTTAAATTCAAACCCGAAACCATTGAAAAAATGATGAGGAAATATTTCAAAGAAAACAAAATACACAAGGTTAATACAAATCACGATCCAAAATCTCGCAAAGATGGGGTATATATGGTGGAAAGTTATATTGTTGGAGATAGAAATGAATCAAAAGTTTTTCCTGATTTACCTGAAGGTACTTGGATGGCAACATTTTATGTTGAAAATGATGAGGTTTGGGACCAAATCAAACAAGGGGAGTTCAATGGATTTAGTTTAGAAGGTTATTTTATTGAGAAATATGAGGACGATATGATTGCTCGTATAGAAGAAGAATTAGAAAGCATACTTACTTCAACATATAGTGATGAAGATAAGGAATTAAAAATTAAAAAATTATTAAATATTAAATAATGAAACATTATCTAATGATATTCTTCGCCTTTGTGTCTCCTTTATTTCCATTGGCGTTATTGGTGTCTTTATTTTCCATTATAGACACTTTTGTAGGTCGTTGGTATGCTAAGAATACCAATCAAGAAATAACAAGTAAGAAGACACGTATTGGTCTCACACATAAACTTATAACCTATTTTGTTGTGTTGATAAGCGCTTACGGTATTGATTACGTAATTGTGAATGAAATAGCAAGAAATTACATTTGGTTTGATTGGGCTTTTACCAAGTTCTTTGCTTCCGTATTGATATGGGTAGAATATACATCAATTGATGAGAAGATTAAGTGGGTAAAAGGTAAAGGACTTACCGATAGAGTGATAGAATTTGGGAGATCTCTCAAAAAAATCATTGGTTTTGGTAAGGAATTAAATCCTAAAAACTAAAAGTATTAAACAATAAATAAATAAAAATAATTAAAACAAAAGTTATGAACACAAAAACAAACATTTTAGCCAAAATCAAGGAGTTGTTCGCAGAGCAAAAAATGATGGAGGATTACACAGCAGCAACAAATGAGATCATTCGTTGTTTGAGTGATAGTTTAGCGGTTGGATCAAAAGTAGCACAAGTAATTGGTGGAGTTGAAACTGATCTTCCCGACGGAAGTTATCTATTGAACAATGGAAAAACCATTAAAACTGTTGGTAACGTCATCAAAGAAATCAACGAATACAGAGCCGAAGAAAATTTGGGTAAAACAGAAATGGGATCTGATACCGCAAGTTCAGCCCAAGAAGACGCAATCGTAGCTGAGGAGAATATGGAAGATTACAAAAATGAAATTATGACCAAACTTGTTGACGGAACTGAAGTTAAAATCTTATCAAAAGGTGAGGCTTTATCTGTTGGTGATGAGGTTTTGGTTAAGGACGCTGAAGGTAATTTTACAAAAGCACCGGCTGGAGAGCACAAGTTGGAAGGTGGATTAGTTATCTATGTTGATGAATTAGGTTTTATCAATGAATTAGAAACTGAAGAAACTGAAGACAAAGATGAAATGAAAAATATGTTTGAAGCAATTTCTCAATTAACCATACTAGTGGGTGAGTTGAAAAAAACTATTTCAAATGTAAGTGAAAAAAATTCTGAATTAACAGAAAAATTTGAGAAATTTTCAAAGGAACCATCTGTTGAATCAGTAACTAAAAAACAAGTTTCTCTATCTAAAACGGCAGATAAAGTAGAGAGAGCGAAATTCTTCGGAGGAAGATAATAAACAAAAATAAACTTAAATAAAAATTAACTAAAATGGCATTAAACGTCGCAGGTTTAACAGCATACGTGGATCAAGAGCGTATGGCTTTAATCAAAAAAATGATTTTGGGTGGTCGTTCAACACAATTTTTGACAATCCAACCAGACATTAAGTCAGCAGCATCAATCAACTTGTTGTCTTCTGATTTAGTAGCACAAGCAGGTGGATGTGGATTCAACGATGAAGGTGAAACTATCTTAACTCAAAACACACTTAATGTTTGTCCTTTAAAGGTAAACGAAAGTATCTGTTTGGATACACTTGAGCAATACTACACTCAAGCAATGATGAACCCTGGTTCATATAACACTCAAATTCCTTTTGAGCAAATCTACGCTGAAGAGAAAGTAGCTCAAATCAGTTCATTAATTGATACATTGATTTGGCAAGGTAACACATCTTTGACTGGTAACACAGGATTATGTAATGGATTTATCAAATTAGCAAACACAACTTATTCAGGTTCTGTTGTTAATGGTAACGTAAGTTCAGCAACAGCAATTACAGCGGGTAACATCGTTGGTTTAGTTGATGATGCTATCCAAGTAATTCCTGTTAACATCGTAGCAATGGATGACTTATACTTATACTGTGGTTATGACTTCGCAAGAACTTATTTCACAGCATTGAGAAACGCTAACCTTTACAACTATCCATCTGTAGAAACAGGAGCAAATGATTTTATGATCACTATCCCTTCTTCTAACGTTAAATTGGTAGCGGTTAAAGGATTGAACGGTACAAACAAGTTCTTCATCTCAACTAAATCTAACCTATTCTTTGGTTGTGACTTATTGAATGACTATGAGAACTTTGAATTGTGGTATTCTCAAGATTTCCAAGAAGTACGTATGGCTTCTAAATGGAAATCAGGTGTGAACGCAGCATTCTGGGAATATGTAGTATACTTCAAATTGTAATCAACCCAACTAATCAAGGGGGTGTAATTCCCCCTTATAAAATAAACTAAAATAAAAATAAAAATATGTCTTTTACTTGTAATTTAACTGATGGGTACGTTTTAGGATGTTCATCTATTGGTGGTGTTGAGAAGGTATGGATTGGAGAATGGGTTGATAATGTTGCTATACAACAAGATTCTTGTGGTATTATCACAGGTATTACAACTACAGGTCTTACAGTTTATTCTTTTGAACAAGATATTGAACACGCAGGTTTAGTTCAAACAGGAAACTATTCTCGTGAAAACGGAACAGTATTCTACGAATCAGTATTATCAATCAAATTGATTGGTCTTGACTGTAATGTAAGAAACAGAATGGTGGAATTAGGTAGAGCACCTTTATTCGCTGTTGTTAAATCTAATGCTGGTGATTACTACTATTTAGGTCTTGAATCTTCTGGTAGAGCATCTGCTGGTGATGCTAACTTAGGAGTATTACTTGGAGATATGAATGGTCTTAACCAATCTATTTCTTGGAAATCTGCTAACGGCGCTTACTTAATCAACGGATCATTAGTAGGAACTACAATCACAGTATTGTAATATTTGTTCTTCTAGGTCTTCTGACCTTCTTTATAACCCCCTTGTCTGGATTGACTTGGGGGTTTTTTATTTAAC